AGTACCAAGCGATACCTGAGCCTTGTAAGGTTCGGGTGATCACTAAGGGCAGAGCGAATTTGTACACGGGTTTAAGAAGGTTGCAAGGGTTTATGTTAAGCCAGTGGAAGAAAATGCCGTTCGGGACAATGACCGACTCCTTTGAGGAGCGGTTGAAGTTCCGAATCGAGGATGAAGACCTCATTCAAGATGGGGACCTTAACATTTCAGGCGATTATTCGTCAGCCACTGATAAAATGCACATGGACGTATCTCTCACTATTATGGAGGAGATTCTCAGAAACGTTGGTTTGCTGGGATCTCTTCTAGGTGATTGCGCGATTCGCTCGTTCACCGGGGCACTCATTGAGTATCCTGATGGCGATGTGATTGAGCAGACGAATGGCCAGTTAATGGGTCATCCGTTGAGTTTCGTTCTGTTATGCATAGAAAACCTTGCAACATATATGTACACGACTAATCGTTATACTCTCCTGGAGTTGGTTCGTTCGCCATTTTTAATCAATGGTGACGATATCCTGTTCCGTGGGACTGTTGAGATGTACGACCGCTGGAGGGCGGCGTCATCTAGGTTAGGACTGGTAGTAAATGAGTCGAAGACTTATGTACATCCGGTCTATTACCTAATCAACAGTTACATGGGCGTCCGGGGAAAGGGTAAGGTCCAATATTACAATCGGGCCTTGGCGATTGGTCACGGTGTTAAGCATGAACCTGTGAGAATGATCACACAAGCCAGCCAATTATGGGATGAATTGAAACATACGTTGGACCGGGTAACAAAGCGTGGAAGGCGACATCTTCTTAAATCAATTAAGAAGTACCTGCGACCCCAAAAGGGAAGCAAGTTTTCACCTAACTACTTTATACCTAAGGCCCTAGGGGGACTCGGATTAAGTGACGATGGTCGCGCTCAGGTTAATATAACCTTTGAGCAGCGGAAAATCGCTACCTATTTGATGAGACGTCCCTGGGTAAACGTTTTTATGGAGCGTCTTGGCGACAATCCAGTTTCAGTTCAGGAAGCACTTAAACACCTAAAGAAGATGCTTCCTTCTCTTTCCGGTAAGAGGTTCATTGGACCCCTCCTTCCCATGGATGATTATTCAACCGTGGTCGATCTTTACCTGTCACGGGCTCTGCAGTTTTGCGCTTGGCGCAAGAACACAGAAGCTCGTTCTCAGGAAGAAGTGCGGAGGTGGTTCCATTTACAGATCTTGAAGAACTCGCGCGAAAAATGCGCTAGA